TGAAGTACACCCCACTTATTGATGTTTGAACTATCTTTAGCCATGTATATATCTCTTTTTCCTGCATCTTTATTTTCAAAGGATAACTTTATTTGATTGTAAGTATTATTATCTATACTAGATGTATAGTCAAAATCCTCTGCAGTATCATTATCATATAATAAAGGAAGCTTCATACTTTCAATATTCTTTAAAGTAAGCTTCCCAAAATCATCATATAGCACGTAAATTTTCTTTTCATATTGTGTTGTTATAAGTAAAGCAATTTCAATCATATCAAATAGTGCTGAATTATCTTCTGTTCTACTTTCAATCACGTATTTTGTATCCTCTATAGTACCTAAATTTAGTTTAAAATCTTCTGCTAACATTTTAATTAATTCACTTGCAGTTTTATTTTTATAAACTATAGTATCCTTATTTTTAAGGTACCTTAATTGGTCATAAGCAGTAATTTTTAATACATTGTCTTTGTTTCGCGCTATAGTGAAAATAAAACCATAAAACACATTAGTACCATTTATTTTAAATCTAACTGCATTACCTTCTTCTATTTTTAAGGTACTATCTGCAACAACATTAAAAGTAAGTTTTCCGGGAGAACTTTTTCTTTCAGTTTCCCACGTTATCCCCTCCTCTACACAAGGATAATACAGTGTTTGGCCATTTCTAATTATTAATTCTATATTATCCAAGTTTTATCACCTGCCCTGGATAGATTAGATTTGGATTAGATATACCATTTAAAGTTGCTATTTCTTTATATCTTGAACCATCCCCTAAATATTGTTTACATATATTCCAAAGACAATCACCTGATACAACTGTATAAGTTGGCGGTGTTGGTGGCGATTCCACTGGCCTTGCCTCTACAGGTGGAGTTACTACAGTAGTTGTTGCTGCAGTTGTCGTGTTTACTATAGGTTCTATAATAACTACTGTCTTTGTTGAATATTCTTTATACTGCTTTAACTTAATAGACACAGTTATATCTGTACCATTACTTACATCATCTGTTATTGTATAATCTTCAAGGGTTACTTTCATATTTGTGTCAAATAGTTCATCTCCACCCTGTGTTTCTCTCACAACTATAAATCTAAGTGATTTATTCTGAACCTTAAATTTTTTAATCTTATTTAGAAAGTATTCTGCATCTTTAAACCTATTTCGTTTATAAGTAGCAAATGGATATTTATTATTGGGCAAAAGAGCATCAAAGGTTATCTCACTTAATCCAGCTTGTTTTAAGATATTAATTTCACCATCATTAATTAATGTCATTGTCTTATTCTTATTATTAATCTTTACTTGCATCTTAGACGGAGTTATTGGCAATAATATCTTATCCAAATAAAAACTATACATCGTAAGTCGCCCCCTCTGCTACAGTTTGTAAATTTTCATATAATCCATCGCCTAAATGATGGATTATACCATCAATATCCATACCATTATTAATAGTATTATGGTTAGTCATATCAACGTTGATTTCTGCAGTAGTGAATCTATTAATAACTTCCTGTTCTGCAATATCTCTTAAATACTTTAGATCTTCATCTGTTATATCCATTTTATCTTTAATTTTTCCAGTATTGTCTGCAGTATCTTTTGCATTATTTAAAAGATCATCGTAATTAAATCCAGAACCATTTCCCACTTGATTATCAGGTATTGAGAACATGTTTCCAAGGTAGTTTTCTGCATTTGCTCCCCATGCATAACCACTATTAAACGCTGAACCTATGTCTTTTGCTTCCATTCTAGGAACTGTAATATAGTTATCTGGCGTATTTGCCAAATAACCTTCTAAGTTTGCCTTTGCACTATCTAAATCACTAGTTATTGATGCTGTATAGCCCAAGGTACTTCCTTTACCTAGACCAAGTTTATCACCAACGCCACCAAATGAATTTAATAAGTCTACAAATTCATTCCATGCATTTATAGCCATGTTTATACCTTCAATTATTGCATTAGCCATATTAGTAGCAAACTGATCACAGCCTCTTGTTGCTGCAAGCATTGAATCTATAATAGTTAATGCTAAATTAATATGAAGCCTTTTTACTGCTTCTACTGGATTAGTAAATACATTAGCAAAAAACTCTACATATGCTGCAAATACATTCCATACATAAGCTATTACGTTATAAATTACAGCTCCCATTGCAACAAATGTACCAGCAATAAGTCCAGTAGCTGAATAACTTGTACCAGCAAATTTATTTACTGCTGCTACAGCTAGATAGAAAATGGCTATCAACGCAATTATTGCAAGTACAACCCAAGTTATAGGGCATGCTAAAAGAGCTGCATTCAATCCATATTGTGCAGCTGTTGCAAAAAACGTTGAGCCTGCTTGCATATCTAATGAAGCTGCATAAATATCTGCTGCCAAGGAGGCTGCTCCGGTTGAAATTGCACTTGCCATATTTGCCATATTGACTAATCCCATCATAACTAAATAGGCACCTAATGCTGTTACAATTGCCCATACTATAGGTGCAATAATACTCCAGTTATTTTGAAAGAACGCTGAAACACTGGATATTAAATTTATCAGGTTCAATACAGCCATAGAGATCATTGATATTCCGTAAACCATTTGCATTACCATCGTATTAAAGTTAGGATTATTGACTACTTCGTTAATCTTAAGTAAAACTGGTTGAAATGCCATTAGCCCTTGATTTTTAATACTGGTCCATGCTTCTCCTATTGTCTTTGGCATTTTTGCAAATCTAGCTTCTGTGTCTTCTGCTGCACTAAATAAAGATTTTTTAATAATGCCTGCTGTTATTTCTCCTTCTGCAGACACTTTCCTTAATTCTCCCATACTCTTGCCTGTATAAGTTGCTATAGCTTGCGCTAACATTGGAGCATTTTCCATAATTGATCTAAATTCATCTCCCTGCAATTTTCCTGATGCCATAGCTTGAGTTAATTGATACATTCCGGCAGTTTGCTCTTCTAATGACGCACCACCAATTTTAAATTGTTTATTCATTTGTTCAGCGAAAGCAACAGCTTCTTCGTTTGACGAAAAAGCATTTTTAGCAAGTATGCCAAGCTTTGCAACAACATTGGCGGTGTCTGTATATGATGCACGTGATCTTTGAGCTGATTGAAATATCATATTCTGTAATTCATCTGTAGTTCTTAACCCGTCATTTATTAGCCCCAGCCGAGCCTTAGTTTGACCTAATTGGTCAGATGCTTTTATTGTATTTGAAACAGCCTGTATTCCAGACATTACAACTTGAGCTGCTAACATACCTGCTGCAACACCCTTTATTGTTTCTAAAAGACTACTAGCATGACCATGTCCTTCTCTCATTGAGTGATTGAATTTATTTTGTGAATCACAAGCTGAATCCACACTTCTTTCTACTTCATTGAATGATGCTTCTGCTCCTGCTAGCTCTCGTCTTGCTGCTTCTAAACTACTTACGTCGATTGCATTGCTTGAAGCTGCTTGCATACTTTCAAAACTACTTATACAAATATTAAGAGCATTGGTAATACCTCGAATAGATGGAGACATTCCATCGACTAACTGAAAAGCTGTTCTAATAGTAGCCATTAACTAATTACCTCCTTTCTTGATTTTTAACAAAAAGAAAAGCATCTGTAATTAGATGCTTCTATTATAAATTTATTATGTTTTCTTTCTTTTCATTTTGGTTGAATAATTTAACGAATTCAATGCCTTTAGGAGTATATGTTATGTCAAAACCTAAATATTTAATTTCTTCATCACTTTGGTAAGTTATAATTAAATATCTTTTGACATCTTTAAACTTTTTTTCTTTTACTCTTCCACCAATTAATGCTCCTAGTGGTCCAAACACCATAGCTCCTGCTATTCCGCTTCCAACACTACTTACATATTGCTTTTGTATTTCAATATCTGTTTTCATTTCTATTGCCTGAATTTTATCAAACGATAAATTAAAAGTTGTACCACTTCCATCTATCACAATTTTATCATCACTATAATAAAGTTGACAAAGTGCATTTTCACTAATAGGTAATCCATTAACATGAGGAACTGCTATAAAAGCCTTGGCGTTTAAAGTTTTCATTTTGCTTTCAATGTCTTTATTTAGTTTAGGTTTAAAAAATCCCATTTTCACCGCTCCTATACTTTTTATTCCATTTTATGAAAATATAAAAGCTAAGTCAATCATTTGTTTTTTGTTTTTCTTTCAATTTCCTTCTGCTTTTCTTTATCATTTTTGACTTTTATATCAATAGCTGCTATAACAAACGCCTTTTCTTCCCTCGGCAATTTTACAAATTCGCCAGGTAAAATCTTTAACTTATGAAGGCAATAGTATGCATAGTTTGCATCACTATCGCCTTCATTTATTAGTTTTTTGCTTCTTCTACCAGCTCTTCCATCCCAGTATCAAAACCATTAATCTCCTGCACCCTCTTAAGTAAATCTTGATATTCACCTGATTTTAACATTGTTTGTAATAGCGCTACTTCTCCCATAACGCCATAACTATTTTGTAACTCTGCATTGTTTAACTCAGGATATTTAACACACCTTACAGCTAATTTGGCTAAATAAGCATCATAATCAGTTTCTGGCATATACATATTTTTCTTTCCTGGTACCTGTACTTTTCTAGTGCAACTTTTTCTTATTTCCTGATCTTCTGCACTTGTTATGCAGCCAAGCTCCCATTCTATAGGATTTTTATTTTCATCAATGAATCTTTTACTGGCTATATACTTTACTACATCTTCCTTAATAACATTAGCTGCTAAAAAATAACTTAAATTACTCATTATTCGTTCACCTTAACCTTTCTTATTGCATTCCATCTAAGATACTAAATGTTTCTGGCATTTCCCAATCCTCAAATGTGAAATCCATATCCTCATCTAAATACTCTGCATCTGCGTCAAACTTAGCAAGGATTCCACCATCAACATTACAATCTTTTAGAATTATAGTTTGTCTACCAACGCCACTTGTAGGATCTGCGTTAGTAATTTGCATATCAAAATAAGTATCTTCACCAGTTTCTTTGTATTTGTAAAGCAATTGTCTTATTATTGATGTATTATAATGAAAAGTAGCTTTTCCGCTTCCTTCCCAGCCAGTTGCCTTATTCCCTTTACCCGTTTTACCAAGTATAGGTACTTTAGTTTTAGTCTTTTTCATAGATGCCTCTAGGTTGATAGCTTGCATAAAATTATACCTATCACCATCTATTGTAACGAAGCATTCCGCTAGAGATGCACTTACCGAATCTTTAGCATTCATAATTTCAGGCATACGTTATTCCTCCTTCTATTCAACAATTACTGTCATATATAATTTTTCCATTGCATTTACTGGCGTTACTGCTTCAGTAGTTACAACAGATTTCTTATCATTACCTTTTTGAACAACAACATCTTTTGGGTCAAAATCTGTAATAGCTCTAATTTGTTGAAGTTGCCTATTGTAAAACACAATATCATTCCAAAATGATATTCTTCCTGATGCATCATTAGGAACTTTACCTAAATACTTTGTGTTAAATAACACTGCAGTATCATTTGCTATCTGATCTAGTACCCTCATTGTTTGATTGCTTGAGAAATCAACATTCTTATCATCTGTGAAAGATACGAATGTGTTTATATCAGTTAATACTCTAACTTCATCACCGACCTTATGGAATAATAACTTTCCAGCTTTAATTCCATTAGAAAGCTGAGTTTGTTTATAATTAGTATCAACAGTAAATTCACCATCATATTTCTTATTAGTGATAGTTTTATTAACTTCACATCCGGCCTCAGCTCCTGTAATCCAATAAATAAGTGATGCTGGATTAGCTCCAACGTCAGTAACGACATTTTCTACAGATATAATACCCTCATAGTCTGCTGCTGTCTTATGCACTACTGTTTGAAATTTAGCTCCAACCTCGTCACGCATACGCTTAGTGAAAGCAACATATAAATCAATAATTGTGCCTGTAGTAGATAAACAGCCAAGAGTATTAAAACTATAACTTTCTAATTTATCTAAGAAATTCTGATATTCAGTTCCAGTTACTGCATTACCATTAGTACCTCCTGAAAGACTTATACCCGCTGTTGCTGCTAAAGTCGCATCTGTTTTAAAATCTACAAAGTCATTACTCTTCAATTCACTTGCTTGTGCGACTGTTTGAGTATCTACAAGAGTTGTATCAATTAAAGTACTTACATCAAATTTACTTGTATCATCTACATTAGCAGCAATAATAATTTTTATCTCATTACCTCTAAGACCTTTATATTTGGCTGTTGCATAAGTATTGCTGGCCTTAACTCCAACATTAAGCTTAAATAGATATCCTGTTTTTAGATTTTTATATAGGTCCCTTAAACCTTTAAGCTTTTCATGAGTATAGTCATACCCAAATATTTTTAAGCTATCTTTTTGGAAATCTTCATTTTCAACTGTAAATATTTCACCATCTGGACCCCAATCCAATTCTAATGCCATAGCTCCATAACCTCTATCAGATAATGTTGCTGAAGCTCTTGAAGCACTTACAAAGTTTATATAAGCACCTGGTAATACTTTATTTTGTACTAAAAAAGTACCTCCACCTAAAGCCATCTATTAAACACCTTCCTTCATAAATTTTTCTATCATACTATCAACATCATTCAATGTATAAGAACGCCCATTTACTAAAAGAGCATTAATCAAATCTCTTTGATCTCTATACTTTTTACTCTTTAAAATTTGTTCCTTTGTAAACTTAATTTCTTCAGAATCCTCTTGCTTTTTTATCGCCATCTAATTCACCTCTTCACTCCTGAATTTACTTTCACATTTTCCATTGGATCTTCTCTTGTAATATCTTTCTTAACAATCAAATTGAAGTTAATAAAAAAGTGCAACACATTATCAATAATTTCAGAACTCATTTCTGTTCCTCTAACTAAACTTCCATCAACTGTGATATACTCTAAGTCACTCATAAGCTTCTCTGTAACTTCATTACACTCATAGTTAATATTCTCTGAATCTTTTGGGAAGTAGTGTATATCAAACGGATACTCTCTTTTATACCTATTTCCAAACAATTTAGTATTATCAGGCTTTAAACTAAAAATAAAAAAGCAGGGCTCTTTTAAATCCTGCTCTACATTTTCAGTATATATCGTATACTCTTCATTTACTGCATTAAATATTTCATCTAGCTTTTGAGATATTCCAGTTATTACTTTATTTATCACTTAAGCACCACTCCAAATATTCCATAATTCTTTTTTCTATTAGTTTAGGAACAAATTGTTGAACCTCTTTCTCTGAAATAGTCATCATAAATCTACCACGTACCCAGCCTTTATGATTTCTGGTTCTATGACCAAACTCCACATATGATGCGTATATAATAGGGTTTATTATTTCTACCTCATAGGTATTTC